GGATCCTATAGAACCTGCTTTGCTTAGCGGGATAATCGCTTCAGGGCCAGCCTCGCCCACCATCCCCACCATAGGTCGGTTCACAATTCCACCGTCAGCAAATGCGGTAACGCCAAACCTGTTCCGTAAAATATCTTGCGCCATCACAGAGGATAGCTGTAGATTTTGTTGCCCTAGAAGTGATCCGCCACCAGTCTCGCGCAGACCGCCACCACCAGAGTCGAACATACTCGGCGAAGCCTTGTACCTGTCGCCTACATCACGGATACCGCTAACATCCACATCACCGAAACGCATATTGTCAAACCTGCCGGGCATAGCAATCCGGTCAAATTCGATCTCCGATGCGCGGAACTGTATCTCTACCCCAGGCAACGAGTTTGCTTTTTCAATAAACCAGTTCAGACCACGGATCGAAGCGTTGATAAACGTTTCTAGTGCGCCAAGCATTGCGTTGAAACCGTTAGCAAAAAATGTTCTAATACCAAACACAATGTCGTCGAAGTCTTGAGCAAAGTCACCAAGCGCGAGTAGTAGCCTGCCAAGTCCTACCTCTTTAAACGCTTCCATAGCCTGTGGCAAGAAGTGTGACATCATTTGCGCTAATACATCCAGCGCTGGAATAACTAGACCGAGCAGCACCGCTTCAAGTAGCGGTAACACAATCTCGATCAAGGGTAGGAACATCTCGACTAGCTCAAGGACAATCGGGATTAGCGCGTCAAGCATTTCCACAAACACAGGCAAGGCTGCTTGTAGGATCCTGTCCACAGCCTCAAAGATCTCACCCAGCACGGGCACTAACATTTCGACAAGTGGCGTGATTAGTGCAGCAAATGTTTCTACCAACATCTCGACGACAGGCATTAGCGCATCCAGTAGCGCGATAAACGGTGGCAATAGTGATGTCACCAGATCCACAACTATCGCAGCAATATCGCCCATAATCGGCAGTAGTGGCAGGAAAGCATCTATCAGACCAGGTAGCAACTCGAACAAATTATCGAGTGCAGGCGCGAAAGCCTCGAACGTTTGTTCGAATATAGGTCCAAGTTTCTCAATAGTGGGCATCAACGAGTCGAGTAGTTCCCCCGCAATACCGATGAGGATATCCCCCACAGGCAGGAGTGACGCTTTTGCTGTCTCCATCGCACGATCAAACTTAAACTTGACCGTATCCGCTGTAACGGCAAGCGCTTCGTCTAGCACACCAACTTCGTCAGTCATCTTGGCAAACAGTTCGCGGTTGTCATCAACCGATGCGCCCATCAAGTCAAGAACACCAGACAAAGCCCGCACGTTACCGAACACCGAAGTGGTTGCCTCGATATTGCCCTCGAACTTGTCTGTCAAAGTTTCAAGGGTAGAGAACAACCCCTTGTCTTTGATCTGGTTCCGCAACCCCTCAGCAGACAAACCCATTCCCGCAAGTGCTTCTTGAGCGCCAACGGTAGGCTTAGCGAGTGTGTTTAGGATCCCTCGGAGCTGTGTAGATGCGGTAGCAGCGTTTGTGCCAGTCTTTGACATACCAGCCATCGCTGCGCCGACCTCTTGGAACGACACACCCAAGTTCGAGGCGATAGGCAGAACCTGACCCATAGACTGGGCGAGTTCCTCTGGTTCGAGCTTACCGAGTCGAACAGCCTCAGCTAGAACATCAACAGCCTGCGCGCCACCAAGATTTGACTCACCGTAAGCGTTCACCGCCGAAGTGGCTAGGTCAGCAATCGTCTTAGTGTCACCTAGACCAATAGCTGCACCCTTGAGCGAAGCCTCAAGAACCTCTGTCGCAGCAGCCCCGCGCAGACCGGCGGAGGTAATAAAGAACAGAGCCTCAGCAGCCTCGTTAGCGGATTTCCCGAACTGTGGTCCAAGTCGTCGCGCTGCTTCCTCAAGCTCGCCTAGATCCTTACCGGCAACGCCCACCAAACCCTGGATTTTTGCAAAGTTCGTCTCAAACTCTGAGGACATCTTGACCGCAGCAGCACCAATACCAGCAATCGCAGCCGTGGAAGCAGCAGCAATACTGGCTATTGCCCCACCGAACTTGGCGAACTTGCCCTGTGCCTGACCAAGTGCCTTCGTGTTGGTAACATACTTGATCGGGATTGTGATCTGGGATACGTTACGAGCCACTCTTGAGCCTCACATTCAATCGGCGGGCTAACCCGTTCAGTTCCCGCTCAACCTGGTCGTGCAACAAGGGACGGTACTTGAGGTATGCGCGGAAAGCATAACGACCACCTTTGCCCTTGACTAGCCTGTTCCGTTTCTGCAAAACACGGATCATCCGCTTACCGCTATCCGTGAAACCAGAACTGCGGGAACCAGCACGCTCAGTGATAGCAAACATTCGCTTGTAACCGCTCTTGCCCGATGCGGTAATCTGTGCCACAGCCTTGCCGGGACCAGCTGACAAACGGAGAGACGGCTTGACCGCAGGGGATCTCCACTGGTTCAGCTTGCTACCTGAGCTCATACCGCTCATCGGAGCATCAGGACGGATAGAGTCAATCTCGCCTTGCATACGCGAAGTCACAGAACCAATCGACTTTTTGATACCAGCCTTTGTTTCTTTCTGAACACTCTTGTCTAGCTGACGGAACTCAGACTTGAGCTGCTTGAAAGATAGCGCATCAACTTTCTGATCTATCATCTGACAACCCCAATCCCCACAACTATTGTACCGCCGTCACCTGCGCTTGTTAGCTCGTTTGATCTCGCCTTCGCGCACTTTCTGCAACGTGAACAACATTCTCGGGGACAGATCCATTAGCTCGTTAGGCGAGATTTTCATTTCCCACGCCAAAGTTGCGATCATCCAATGAGCTGACGCATCACCGAGCGGAACTATTTTTTTGGATCTACAGCCTCAATAGTTTCGACGGTCTCGACCCACTTGTCGAACTCAGCCTTTGTGGCACCAGAGCGTTTTTCTGTGTGCCAAGCCAAGAACAACAAGTGAGTCAGCCGAACCTCGTTTTGCAGATTTGCCATCGAGATATCGAACCGCTCCTCAAAAGCAACAATATCTGCTGCTTTCGCGGTTATCTCTTTGGTGGTGTTGTCGGAGTAGCTAACTTGTAGGTTGATAATCATTTGTTACGCCGTAGCCCTCGTCACAGCACCGTTCACTGGCCAGGTCACAGACAGGGTTGCCAAGTCGCCCACGGAGGAAGCGAAGGGCTGGGTCTGTGTAACCAAAGCGTTGAACGAGTAGCTTGGGTTCGTGGCGCTAATAGCCTCTGACGTTGGCTTGATAACAACAGCAACATCGGTGCCGAGTGCAGCGAACAAAGTTTCGTCTACACCGCTAGCAGCAAAGTCCTGGTGAAAGTCGAGCGTAACCGAAGCATCTTTCAGACCACCGATACGGGTACGAAAAGCGTTCCCAAAAGCGGTTGTTTCTTGCTCGTCTACACTGACATCCAAAGTGACAGCAGCAAGACTCGTGCTAAAGTCTGTTGCGTCAATCGTGATCTCGTAATCTGTTGCGACAAATTTTGCCACGGTATTCCCCTAATCTGCGAAAACGTCTACCGAGAACTCGGCAGCTAAGTACATTGACTCATCTAATGATATCGTACCAATGTTGCCCATTTCAGTCACGCGGACATCAAAAGCAGCACCGCCCAAAGTTTTGTCAGACTCAATAGCGTTCTTCACGCTGTCGTCACCGTTAGAACAATAACCGTCTAACCGGATCTGTGCCCAACGGTCAGATGCTCGTGAAGCGATGAGAGTCACAAGAAACCTGTAGATTGTTAGCCCACGCTGGAACGCCTGATCAAACTCGACTGTTGTCAAGCTAACCACAGCCATAGGCGGGTTCACCTGGTCGGGGATCTCCTCGCTAACACGCAAACCCGAGATAGTTCTGAGGTTTGTGCCGAGTCCGTCACGCATCTCCTGGATGGTCAAGCCATTCTCACTTTCCGCCACGGTGACACAAGAGCTTCCACGTCAGGGTCAAACTTAGTTACCCGCATCGCACCAAGATCCCCGAACCCTGCAACACCGAGCGGGGAGTCGTAGCGTTTGAACTGGCGCATAGACAAGAGGATTGTTGCCTGCACAATCTCCGTGGGCACTGAAGCAAAACCAAACACACCCTTGACCTGTACCGTCGCCTCGTAGGCATCAGTCACACGCGGGTTCCAGATAGGGAACACATAGTCGCCGATAGCGCGGATCCGTGTGTAGGGTGTGGGGATCCCACCAGCTTGCCCGTTCAAAGGCTCGAACTGGTAGTCAGTTTCTGTCCAAGTTTCTGTGAACCCGTCCCCGCTAGGCGAAGTCTTGACGTGCTCCACACTTTGGAGATCCTCAATCTCGACGGTGAAACTATCCGTCGGAACATAGATCCTTGTATCGGTTCCAACATCGTAGAACACTCGGTCTGTGTAACCGTCAATCTCGCGTGAAGCAGACTCGATAGCAAGCTCGATGAGCGTGTCGTCAATGTTGTCCTCGATGCGGAGCGCCGATTTCACCTGGTCTAAAGTTGCGTACCCGTTTGTGATTGCCATTACACCAGTTTACCGCAGCCACTCGTTCCGTCTACGCCGAGTCAAAGACCAATATCCTGCGCTGTAATCGTTGCTTCGGATCTTCGCGTTGTGATATTCGAGATTGTCGCTATACACACGGTCAGCAATATTCTTAGTTGCTTCTGTCACACGGGTCGCCACGGACATATCATAGGTTGCTCCCACCTCAATATGTTTCACGTGAAACCCGTTGTGTCTTGTACGGCGCAGATAGTCTTGATCCTCGTGGTGTGTGGGAAAGAACGACTCGTCAAAAAGTCCGACGTGTCTAAGCACTTCCTCGCCTACACAGAACAGTTGGAAGAATGGTTCGGCATCAGAAAGTGTGAGCTCGTTTGTTTGTGCCTTCGACATTTTCTCTAGATCGCCGGGAGCGAGGATTAGGTCACTTGATACGAAGAACCATCTGTCGTTATGTGGCAGGCATTTGATGCCGAGGTTCCACGACCCTGCCAACCCTAGATTTGCTGGCAACGGAATGTAGTGAACGTTCTGAACCTTGTCGGGGAACTGTAGCGAGGTGACGCCTGCACCGTTGTCTATAAGCACGAGGTGCGATACCTTCATATCTATTGTGTCTAACAAGCGCTGTAGTAGATCGTAACGCCCGAATACAGGAATGATGAGGTTGGGGATCACCAGACCATCGTATTGCACGATCTAGATTTTGTGGGCTGATTTAGCTGTCAAAAGTTTTTTCATTTTTTTTGTGTTTGGGCTAGACAAACTGATGGCTATCTAGTAGCCTAGAG